GCCCTACCCCCCTGTCTTTCCCGACGTATCTCTCTCCGATATGTCGACATTTCGACCAGACTCACCCTTTGATGACCCAGACGTAGCGGACTGTGGATGACCGACCTAGAAGTTAAACCACGCTCACGAGGGGCGAAAAAAAAGACCCTTGTTGGCCACACGAAACCACGAGTTCACACACCATACATTCGTGGGGAATCTCGCGTTCAAGAAATTGCTGACCTTGCGGAGAAAATCCAAATGCCTTTGATGCCTTGGCAACGACACGTGCTTGAGGACATGTTGAAAATTGGAAAAAACGGAAAGTTCCGTCGAAAGACCATTGGTTTACTCGTAGCACGTCAAAACGGTAAGACTCATATTGCAACCATGATGATTCTTGGCCATTTGTTCGTATTTAACTCTCGAAACGTGATTGCAATGTCTTCTAATAGAAATATGGCTTTGCAGACGTTTCGAGATGTTGCCTACATAATTCAGGCTAACGATTTCCTCAATGAACAAGTAAAGAAGATTCGCTTTGCAAATGGACAAGAAGTAATCGAATTAAAGAATGGGGCTCGTTATGAAATTGTTGCAGCGACTCGCGACGGCAGCCGTGGTAAGCATGCTGACTTGTTGTTCGTGGATGAGACACGCGAAATATCTGAAGAAGCATGGACAGCCGCTAGACCGGTTACACGTGCAACAGGCGGACAAACTCTCACGACTTCTAACGCGGGTGATAATACGTCATCGGTCTTAAATAATTTGCGCGAAATGGCCTTGTCATACCCATCTGATACTTTTGGGTGGTATGAATACTCGGCTCCGGCGCATTGTAAAGTTGATGACCGTAATGCTTGGGCTATGGCTAATCCTGCGCTTGGATTTACAATTTCAGAAGAGACATTGGAAGAAGCAGTAGCAACAAACTCAATAGAAGCAACAAAAACGGAAATGCTTTGTCAATGGGTCGATTCCATGACCAGCATGTTTACGCAAGAAATGATTGAAAAGACAACTATCAGCGATTTGAAGTTGCCTGTCGGAGTTACAACTATATTTGCAATCGACGTATCTCCTAGCAGGCGTTCTGGGGCTTTGGTGGCCGGTCAATTACTTGATGATGGAACTGTTGGCATGGGAATTATGCAATTGTGGTCTTCAGAGGTTGGAATTGATGATTTGGCTATGGCCAGAGATATTCACGACTGGGTTCTTAAATATCGTCCCCAGATGGTCTGTTATGACAAATATGCCACCGAAAACATTGCAACACAATTAAGAAATTCAAATGTCATCATGGAAGATATATCCGGCCAACGGTTCTATACCGCTTGCCAGCAACTTCTTGACATGTTTACTAACTCGCGGGTTGTTCATAGCGGTCAGACGGAATTTGTCCAACACTTAAATAATACTGCTGCAAAAACTAACGATGCGGGCTGGAGAATTGTCAGACGCAAATCCGCTGGCGATGTTACGTCAAGCATTTGCGCCGCAATGTTGGCCAATGTCTTTAGCCAACCAATTTCGACACCAAAAATATTCATGGTTGAGTAGTTGCGTCATTTATAACATTTGTGGTATATAATACTCGAATGGGTATTTTGTCTGTTTTTGGTATCGGTAAAGAACCGGTTAAACCTTCAGTTCCAGATATTAAAGCGCAAGTCTCTCCAGCAATATATGACGCACCATTTGGTCAATATTGGGGCAATTATGGTTTTGGTGGTTACAACAACTACGCAACCGCAATTGATAGACAAAACGCTATCTCTGTGCCAACTATCGCACAATGCAGAAATTTAATTTGCGGAACAATCGCAGGAATTCCTCTTGAGGTTTATTCGATAGCAACCGGTGAAGAAATTACTAATCTTCCAACTTGGGTTAGACAACCAGATAAGCGCGCACCGCGTGCAGTCAGTATTTCTTGGACTGTCGATTCGCTTCTCATGTTCGGAGTTGCTTATTGGCGCGTAACTGAAGTTTATGCAGATGACAACCGTCCTGCACGTTTTGAATGGATACAAAACGATAGAGTAACTGTTAAGTTAAATAAATATTCATCTGAAGTCGAATATTATATGATTCAGGGAGAAAAAGTTCCCGACGAAGGAATTGGAAGTTTAATTACATTCCAACACCTAGACCAAGGAATTTTACTACGCGGAGCAAGAACTATTCGCGCTGCTGCGGATTTGGAAAATGCAGTTTCAATTGCTGCGCAAACTCCGCAACCATCTGGATACATTAAAAATAACGGAGCAGATTTGCCAGAAGACCAAATCTCCGGAATTCTTGCAACTTGGAAAGCCGCACGTCTTTCACGCGGAACTGCATTTCTCACACAAACTTTAGATTACACTCCAACACAATTTAGCCCTGCTGAAATGACTTATAACGAGTCAGTTCAAAACATGGCTGCACAAATTGCTCGACTGCTCAACGTTCCGGCTCACATGGTAAATGCGGAAATGATGCGGAGCAATACATATCAAAATATCTTGGATGCGCGTAAAGAATTTATGGCTTACACATTACAACCATATCTAACCGCTATTGAAGACCGTTTATCTTTAGATGACATTACTCCACGCGGCCAAGTTGTTCGATTTGCAGTAGACGAAACATTCTTGCGCGCAAATCCTCTAGACCGTTTAGCAGTAACAGAAAAGTTATTGGCACTTAAGTTAATTGACATAGACCAAGCGAAAGCAATGGAAGACCTAACCCCAGACGGAGATATAGATGAAGACACTAACTTTTAGCGCGAACATTGAAGCAAGCGATGCTAACCGTCGAATTATCAGCGGAAAGATTGTTCCTTTTGGCGAAGTCGGTTCAACCAATGTTGGCAAAGTAATTTTTGAAAAAGGTTCAATTCAGATTCCTTCAGTATCAAAGATTAAACTTCTTGCACAACACGATAAATCCGCTTCAGGCGTTATTGGCCGCATGCAGAATTACCAAGAAACAGCAGATGGAATTTTTGCACAATTCAAAGTAAGTTCTTCACGTGATGGTGAAAATTATCTTGTTAAATGTTCAGAAGGATTATTAGACGGTCTTTCAGTAGGAGTAGAAGTTCTTTCATCAAAAGAAAGCAAAGACGGAACAGTTATTGTAATGGCCGCTAAATTATATGAAGTATCAGTCGTAGAATCTCCAGCATTTGACGCAGCGAGAATCACAGACGTAGCAGCAGAAGAAGTAGAACAAGTTTCTGAAGCCGAAGAAGTTTCAGATGAAACCAACCCAACAAATGAAAGTGAGGCAACTGTGGAAGAAACCACGTCAGCCGCAACAACAGAGGCAGCAGCAGCACCAGCAGTTGAAGCCTCACGTCCAACAATTAAAGCATCAATTCCTTACGGCGAGGGTTCAACTCGTGTTCGTCATGGTATTGATTCAATCGGTAAGTATGTAGAAGGTAAGACAAAAATTGCAGCAGGTCTTGCAGATAACACAATGGTTGAATGGATTTCTGCTTCAGAAGATATTAAAGCAGCAGCAGATTCAATCGGTACAACTAACCCTGCATTCAACCCAATTTCATACATGAAAGAACTGTATGTAAACAACCGTTTTGGCGCACCTGCACGTGATGCAGTATCTCGCGGAACACTTCCAACAAGCGGACTTACTTTTCAAGTTCCTTCACTTGTAACAGCAGCCGGTGGCGGTTCAGGAGTTGCTCCAACAGTTGCAGCAACTGCAGAATCAGCAGCACCATCAAATACAGGAATGGAAACACAATTTCTGACAGGCACAATTTCCAAGTACGCCGGTCAACAGACTGTAACCGTGGATTTAATTGACCGCGGAAGTCCTTTGTTCTTCGACGAAATGGCGAAGCAAATGGAACTTGCGTATTTGAAAGCAATTGATTCTGCAATTCTTGCCGGATTAGTTTCAGGTGGAACAACAGGAACAAAGAATTACGCAGCAACTTCAGCAGGAATTATTGATTTCGTTTCAACAGAATCTGCACTTGCTTACAAAGCAACTTCTGATTTTGCAACAAATTATCTTGCTGGAATTTCACAATGGACACTTTTGATGGGCGCGGTTGATTCAACTGGCCGACCTATTTATAATGCTGGTTCACCAATGAACTCTGCAGGAAACGCAAACCCAAGTTCAATTAAGGGTAACGTTCTTGGATTAGACCTATACGTAGATTACCAAGCAGTTGCAACAACAATTGATGATTCTGCATTCATCGTTGTTCCGTCAGCAGTTACATGGTATGAATCACCAACTTCTTACTTCTCAGTAAATAACGTTGGTAACATGCAAGTTCAGACCGCAATTTATGGCTACGGCTCACTATTGGTTAAAAATGCCGGTGGTATCCGTAAGTTTAACGTAGCGTAACTCTGAAATAAGTTGGAAGCCCGCACTTAGTAGCCCTTAGTGCGGGTCTTCCTTACAGAAAGGTAGACATGGCAGCGACATTTGTAACAAAGGCCGAACTCCGTGCAAATTTGGGAGTTGGCAGCCTGTATTCTGATTCTGTCGTTGAAGAAGTCTGCCAAGCAGCAGAAGATTTAGTCAAAAAGCAATTATGGTATAACAATTTTCCCGTAACGGCAGCAGCAGTAAATGCTAATTATTGTTATTTAGTTTTATCAAATCCCGGCGCATTTGTTGCGGGTCAAGAAATAGTTGTAACAGGTTGCGGAACAAAATATAACGGAACACGCACTATTACTTCAACATACCCTTGGACAACAGGTTCAGCGGCATTTCCTTACTTTACATTTTTTCCTTTCAACGGATTGAACTACCCAAGAGGTTATTCAATTATCCAATTTGCTGCTACCGGAACAGTAGCGGACGAGGCATATCATTTAATTCAACCATACGGTAAAGCAGCAGGAGAAGCATTCGGAGATTCTGCTTCATACG